CCTTTCTTAGCGATAAACATATCTCGCAGACCAAACTGGTCCTTATCCTTCTTCGGGATATTCTGCAAGTTTGGTTCACTCGAACTAAGCCTTCCAGTGGTCAGTATCGGATTGAACCTCGTCCGTACCCGCCCATCTGGACCTACCCGTTTCTTCAGCCCCTCAAGATACGTACCCAACAAGCGTGATACTGCCTTGTACTCCAGAATTGCACCCACCAGCGGATACTTTCCTTCCCACTGCTCCATGCATTCCTTGTCTGTACTATACATCCCTGACTTTCCCGGCTCTCCTATTGGTTTAATCTTTAGCTCACCAAACAGAATCTCATTCAACTGCTTCGGCGAGTTCGCATTAAACTGCTTCTTGTTCGGTCTGAGTGCATACATGCGCTGTTCTATCTCAGCCAACACTTTCGGAGCTTCCTGCAATCTTTGCTCTAACATTTCTATATCAAGCTGGATACCTTCTATCTCTACGTCCATCAAAATGAACTGCTTAGGCATCTCCAACTCACTGAACACCTTCAGCAATCCATCATCAACGAGCCGTGGCAAGAATACATCCATCAGGGCTATCGGTTTCGTGGCATCACTTACGGCGTACCTGCCCATTACATCTATCGGAGTCATGTCTGTTCTGTACACTACGCCACCATGAACTGGGTGCTTCTCTTTCGGGCAAAACTCACTTAGCTCGGTCATAGTCTGATTCAAATACCGCTTAGACAGTGCCTTCAACCCGTGTTCATTCTCTGTGTCTAACAACCATGACGCAACCATTGTGCAAAATATCATCGGCCCAAATTCAATGCCACCATTTAGCTTTAGCACCTTCATATCATACTTAGCATTGTGGAACACCACCAGCTTTTCTTGACTCGTAGCAACGAACCTTCTGAACCTCTCCATTACAAGGTCTTTAGGCAACTGCAACCCGTCCCTATGCCCTACAGGAATGTATGCTCCTTCGGTAAGACTCCACCCAACAGAGATACCAGTCAAACTTATATCAAGGTCACCACGGTCTACTGTCTCTGTGTCCAAACAGTACCTCTGTACCTTCTCCAGCTTACCTAGTACGAAGTCTAACTCCGCTTCAGTTCTTACAATCATACTCGTACCTCCAAAAACAAGTATGGCTCCAGCATTACACTGGAGCCTTTACTCAACAACTCTACCAATCTATTCTTTCGTTGTGCTCCTCATGGCTCCGGCTTGCTATGTTCTTCAGCAATGCCATCAGGTCGGCAACATTCTTAGGCTTTAGAATCTCACTGTAGTCAAACGACTTTGCTTCAGGGTTGAACGCAAGAATCTCATCCTTGCTCATCTTGTGTTCGTAGTCAAACACATCACCTGTATTCGGCGCATCCGATGAACTACGGTACACCTCAAACATAGCCCCAGCTAAACTTTCCCGCTTTGCAGACAGTCTCTTCAGCACTTGCAGGGTCTTAAACTTCGCAGGAAACAGCTTCAGCTCATACTGGTGCTTCTTCCCTTTACTATCCTCCCACTCGGTCATGTCCATCACCGTGTAGAACCCTACTGTGTACGGCTTGTCACCTGCTTCACACAAGGGGCAGGTTTCACCCAGCATGCGTAAGCAGGTATACCAGTTTCTCCAGTCACCATTAATCTTTAGCTGGTGCTCTTCAATAATCGGAGGGTTATCGTCCAAAAATACGATGTGCGTGCTCTTGTCTGAGGGTAACCAGAAGCGACTCACATAGTTCTTCTGTCTCCCCTCTACTTCCTTCTCCTTCTCTGTGAAAGCGTCATAACCTCTGTTCTGATTCAGCATGTCTTTGAAATCCATTTTCGTTTCTCCTTTCGACCACTTTGGGTCCTCATAATCGGGTACTTAAAAGTTACCCCTAAGTTCATTGTATCAGATATTACCTTCTGTGTCAATTGCCATTCATGGCAGTCAGCGGGGTTGCCATTGCTTCTTCATCATTATCTTCCTCCTCGTACCCCTCATATGGGTCATATCCGAAGTGTTCGATTACGAAGTCTCTGTAGCCATCAGAGTCAATAGAAACCTCATCGACCTGCTCACCACCTGCAAACGTTACTAAACCCGCAAAGGCACAACCTACTTCCTCGAACTTTATCGTGAACTCCAGCTCAACCCAGTCCTTCGCAACTTTTTCAAGCCACTCAACAGGTGGTCCCCACGGCGAGTCGAAGTTGTACAAAAGCTCATCGGTTCCTTCTTCGTTACCGTAAACACTGATGTCACCAACGTCCCACTTCACGCCCCAGTGACTAATGCACCAGCTGTAGCCATCCACCCACCTGTCTGGGTTATGCAAGTCCAGCAGTACCTGCTCCAATGGTCTTGAGTCTCTCGGTGCAGAATAGCCGATAGCCAGCACTTCAGCTGGAATCGGGTACAGGGCATCATAGCTGTAGCCCAGCTCCTTCGTTGCATACTCTTCTTCATATTCTTTCTCAAGCTGAGCTATTTGCTCGGGGGTCTTGTTGTACTTATCAAAGTCACTGAGTCCCCACTTTGCTCCCTTCCCCTTGAACGCCTTGTCAAATGCCAGCAGTACTTCACTGGGTCCTTTGACGGTCAATTCATTGTTACACCAATTAGGCATGTCTTTTCCTCCTCTTTTTCACTTCTTATCTACTATGCTACTTCTTCATACTCGCCAGACAGTTCCATTCCCAACTGACCTGCTAACTGCTCTGCATAACGTTGTGCCTGCTCCATCGCCAAGGCTTCTGCGGTAGCTTCCGCTTTCTTGCCCTTCCTGCTGACCTCTACAAGCATAACCTTAAACCCTGAAAACAGTCTCGTGGACTCACAGCGGCATCCGTTACTGTCTGACCGTTCTACAGGCTTTACATACAAATAGTACCCTCGTTTATTCACAGCCCCACTAAAGTAGCTCATCCCGCCAAGTTCATAACCTGTGCTCACCTTGATTTCCGTCTTACTATCCTTCACCTTATAATACTGTTTCACGTCTTATCCCCTCCTTCAACACGCCGCTAAGCCATAGAACAGAAACACATGCTTCTTCAGCCCTTTCTTTCTCGGACCAAGGTCAATATACCATGCTTCCCACTTCTGACCATAATCGTCCTTCTCGACCATTGCGTAAGCCTTGTCAATGTTCTCCTGCGTTGCAATGTCGAACTTTCCCCGACAACGAGTCAAGTCACACGTGCTAATCGTTCCGTTGTACGGGTCGTGTCCATGATTGTACCGAGCTTCCTTAACCAGTCTGTTATACCCTTCTTGTGCTGTTCTTGCTTCAACCATGTTCGTAAATCCGATTGCTCCCATCTTGTGCACCTTCTTTCCACATCTGAATTTTTG